CTTAGCCGCATTAGCCTCACGCAGCAGACCCGCCATCTGGTCGCGCAGCCATTCCATGCGATCCTCATGGCCGATTTCATCCTGACGCACCATGTACCGTGCAAACAACGCATCCGCCAATTTGAGTTTGGCGAGGGGTTCAGACAACCGCTGATCCCAGCCTTTTACGCATCGGTGTTCGTCGGCGGCAAAACGTTCGTTTTCCGCAGCAATCTGTTTGTCGGTCTTAACCGGCTTTTCACCCGGCGCGGGCTTGGCGCGTTGAAGGTCAAACAACCCCTGCCACTGATTGCTGATGGACTGGTTGACGACCGCATCTTGGTCAGCACCGTATTTGACCAGTTTCATCTGCATGGCGTGTTCCGAGGCAGGCTTGATCGGTTTGCGTATCGCTGTCCGGTATGCCTTCCATCTTTCCCATGCTGACGTGTCTAAACCTTCCATATACCCCTCTTATACCCTGATGACTGATGGTGAATCCGCACGGCATAGACGGAGTACGCCTGTGCTAGTTCGTGCGGAGTTGATGACTGACGGAGCCATCCGCTGTCGGCTACTTTTACGGTTTCCCGTTGCCATTCACGCTTCCCGACTTACGCCGCGTGCCTACAGGCTGGCTGCCCCGGTGTAGGTTTAAGGTTCCCTGCGCGTTGGTTTCCCGACCAGAGTTCCCGAGCATTTGGGGTGGGCTGTTGACAGACCGTTTCCCCCGGTCTATCTTGGCGTCACTCCAACTAGCATCCCGAGAGTAGGGCCATCCCCCCGCCCGCGTCAACCCCCCGAAAGGGGGTTTGTCGTTTCTGGCCTCTGTAACGGCTTCACAGACGATCTTGATGATGGCAGCCCTTTCCCTTGCCTTGCGCCTTGAAGCCCTTGCAGACGCACGGCGCTCGCTTATACGCGACCAATAATAGGCACGGTGGTAGGCGGTACGGCTCATAACGCTTCTACGGCAGCGATACGCTCACCGATCCAACGCATCACCGGCACAGCCATGCTGTTGCCCATTGCCTTGTAACGTGGGCCATCAGGTGACTCTGCTTTGTTGCGCCAAGGAATGTTGGTGTAACCGTCTGGAAAGCCTTGGAGGCGCTCGCACTCGACGGGGGTGAGGCGACGGACTTGCATGCTAGTCGCTACGCCGTGCCGCACTTGACCTCCGGCTGTCAGCGTGTAACTAGGGTCAGTTTCTTCACCAAACCCACTTCCGCTCGGCCCGTTTTGCTCTTGACGCCCAATCATGCCACCGTGCATGGGATACGCCACCGGCACCATTTTGGCAGAATTGTGGTTCATTCCGTCTGTGCCGGGGCCTTTGTAGTCATTTGCACAAAGTGGGCCACACAGTTCAACGCCTCCGCGAGTGTTGCGGGAAGTTCCTTGCCGCGCTTCTCGGCTCGGCGCAGGATGCCCTTGCAGGCTGTGGGACTCAAAAAGAACCGCTGCGGCACGTTGCCAACTTCTAGCGTTTGCGACAACGAACACACGGCGGCGTCTCTGGGCCACTCCGAAGTACTGAGCGTCCAAAACCCGGTAGGCGAACCCATACCCGAGTTCTGCCAACATTCCGAGGAAGGTTCCAAAATCCCGTCCTCCGTTAGATGACAAGACACCGGGGACGTTCTCCCATACCAGCCACTCGGGCCTATATCGGCGAGCAATTGCGCCGTAGGTGAGCATGAGGTTGCCACGCGGATCAGCCAGTCCTTTTCGCAATCCTGCAACGCTGAAGGATTGGCAGGGGGTTCCTCCCACAAGAAGGTTGATTGGTTCATTAGACCATTCCTCGTATTTGGTCATGTCGCCGTAATTCGGGACGGCGGGATAGTGATGCTTTAGGACGGCACATGGAAACGGCTCTATTTCGCTGTACCACGCTGCTTTCCATCCAAGCGGATGCCAAGCCACGGTAGCCGCCTCAATGCCGCTGCAAACGCTGCCATACCTCATGGTTTGGCGACCTTGCCAGCCTGTAACTGCCAAAGGCGAGCATCTGGCAATTTGCCCGCCTTGACCCATTGCTGGACTGCGGCTCGAGTAACCCCAAAAGCCTTGGCAACAGCATATTGGGAACCATATCGCTTGATTAGTTGCTGTGGTTTCATAATTTGTAGGATAGGGGGGTTGACATAGCCTGTCAAGGCAACTATCCTATCAGCGTTGACAGACACAACCGCTACCACAAACAGGAGCCACCATGTACACCTTTGAAACCCAGATGCACGCGCTCGGCGTGTATTTCCAAGTTGAAGTGACGTTTCAATTTGACGGCGGCGATCCGTCAACCAACGTGCCGTCAACCGTTGACATCACCGATATCTGGTTGATTGGCTGCTACCCAGAGGGCTGCGAGTCTGCTGCCGTTGAGCGCAACGATTACGTTGCAATCCGCGAGCGTGCTGACATCGGCTACTTGCAACAGTCTGAACTGGACGATCTGGAATCACGTTGCTGGGAACACCTTGAGCAGCAGCGCGAGGCAGCGGAGGTTGATTATGAATAAGCAGCAATCCCTCTGGCCTGTCGCCATTTTGCTAATCATCGTTTACGCGCTCGCCTGCTACGTTGAGCCTTGTGACGGCCACAGCTGTGACGCGGAGGTGTCCGATGTTCGATGAACTGCCGTGGGGTGACGACGGGGCCGATTGGTGGCATCAACTCGACCTCGAAATGCAGGAGCGCGAGGAACAGGAACGCATTGACGAGTGCAATGACGCAATCGCAGAACTACAGGGGATAAACGATGCAGAGTGAAACCATCGGCGCATTGGCCGCCGCGCTGGCAAAGGCGCAAAGCCAAATTAGTGGGGCAGTAAAAGACGCGGCCAACCCGTTTTTTAAGTCCAAATACGCTGACCTTGAGTCAGTTTGGCAGGCCTGCCGCAAACCGCTGACCGACAACGGTTTGGCGGTCACGCAGACCAGCCGCTACACGCCCGACGGGCTGATGTTGGTCACGACCTTGCTGCATAGCAGTGGCGAATGGATCAGCGGCGAAATGCCGGTGCTGACTAAGGACGCTAGCCCGCAGGCGCAAGGTTCTGGTATCACCTACGCACGCCGGTATGCGCTGGCGGCCATCGTTGGGGTGTATCAGACCGACGACGACGCCGAGGCTGCACAAGGCCGTAAGGCTGAACCGCAGTTGGATGATGACTTGATGGCGCTGATCGCCAGCACCAAGTCGATTGACAGCCTAAACAACCTATTCAAGCGGCTCACCAAAGAACAGCGCATGACGCACATTGATGCGTTTACCGCCCGCAAGAAGGAACTAGCCGGGCCAGAGGTTGCGTGATGGAACAGCGCACCGACGAATGGTTTGCCGCCCGGCTTGGCAAGGTCACCGCCAGCCGCGTGGCTGACGTTGTAGCCAAGACTAAAGCCGGGTACAGCGCCTCCCGCGAGAATTACATGGCCGACTTGATCGTGGAACGGCTGACCGGGCAGAAGGCCAGCACATTTACGAACGCGGCAATGGAGCGTGGCGTAGAGCAAGAGCCACACGCTAGGGCCGCCTACAGCGCCCGCACAGGCGAGTTGGTTGAGGAGGTGGGGTTTATTGACCACCCCGCCATTACAGGCTCTGGCGCGTCCCCAGACGGGCTGGTGGGCGAGGGTTGCGTGGAGTTTAAGTGTCCCAACACGGCCACCCACCTTGACACGTTGCTGGCTGATGAGGTGCCGGGTAAATACATCACGCAGATGCAGTGGCAGATGGCTTGCACCGGAAGACCGTGGTGCGATTTTGTGTCGTTTGATGATCGGCTACCCGAGCGCTTGCAGATGTTTGTCAAACGCGTCCAGCGTGACGACAAGCGCATTGCAAAACTAGAAGCCGAAGTGCGTAAGTTTTTGGCTGAAGTTGATGAAAAAGTAACCAAGTTGAAGGAGTTTAATCAGTGAGCAATTTTGACCCAAACCTGTCTGGAGTGTTGTTTAAAAACGATAAAAAGGGCAACGAAAAGCGCCCCGACTATCGTGGCAGCGCCGTCATTGACAACGTGGATTTCAACATTTCGGCGTGGATCAAGGCGAGCAAGAAAACGGGCGACAAGTTCATGTCGCTCCGCTTTGAGCCGAAGCAAAAGGTGGAGACCCGTCCGCGAGTGATGGACGAGTCGCCGGTTCCTGACTTTGACGACGATATGCCG